ATGTTGCCAACCGCAACCGCCGCATACGCTCGCAAGCGGGCATGCCGGCAGCACGCGATCGGACGACGGCGCAACGAGCTCGACCACGTGGCCTTCACAGAAATTGCCCTTGTCGCGATCGATTTCGACCAAGGCGACATCTCCCGGGCATGCGCCGTTCACGAATACGGTTTTGCCATTTTCCGCACGGCCGATGCCCGCATCGCCATAGGCAAGGCGATCGATGGTAATAGTTTCTGGCATAGTTCCTCTTTCTCGCGAGAGACATTTTAGCGTATAATGAACGACTGCGATGTGCCCCAGTAGCTCAGGGGATAGAGCGTCTGCCTCCGGAGCAGAAAGCCGTAGGTTCGAATCCTATCTGGGGCACCATTTGCATTTTGTACGAACCCGCTGGATGTCAAGTCTGGCGGGTTCGTTGTTTTCCACGTCGTAGTTCAGCGTCACTATGCACTCTTCGTCGCTCACGCTCGCCTGGTATACGAACGCCTTCAATAGAGTCGCGTCGTCCAGGGCGGAGCCGCATTGCAGGAAGTCGGCCAGCCGCTCGGGGTCTATCTGATCGTCCCTGATCGCCTCAAGGTCGAGCTTGGCGCGGTCGCGCTGATGCTCAAGCTCCGCTATGCGCTCCTTCGCGCCCGGGGCGATTATGCCCTGTTCGATGGCGTTCAGGATGTTCTTCAGGCCGCGCTCGGCGGCCGAGAGCGATTGGGCGGCCTGCTTGCGCCTCGCCGCCACCTCTGCCCCGTCCGAGCTTTCCGCCACCATGCGGGCTATCCTCAAGGCCTCCTCGCGGTCTTGCAGAAGAGCCCGCAGCGCCTTGACGATCTCGCCCTCAAGCTCCTCGCGCCTGACAGGCTTAACGCATCCGTCGTGGCAGCGGTAGTACTCGTACTTGCGGTTGCCGCGCCCGCGCCCGCTCACGCCTTGCAGGTTGCGCCCGCAGCCCGCGCAGATCGCCTTGCCAGAAAGGGCGAAGTCGCCCCAGCTCTCCGCGCTGCGCTCCTTGGCCGCGCGTATGCCCTGTGCCTCCATGAACGTCACCTCGTCGATGATCGCGGGCATGCCGCCCTCTTTGACAACGCCGCCCCACTCGTAGCGCCCCGTGTACTTCCGGTTCTTCACCATCCGCTCGACCATCGAGTAGCCGCACGGGTTTCCCTGCGAGGTCTTGACCCCGCGTGCCGCGAAGTCGCGAGCTATCGAGTTGGTGGTCTCCTTTGCTATGCGCCGCTTGAACGCCTCGCGCACGAAAGCGGCCTCGTCCTCGTCGATCACGTACTCGTCGGCCTCGTTGCTGGCGTAGCCGAACACGCGCACGCCGTTGGTCTTGCACTTGAGCGCGTTGCCCTCCATGCCGCGCCTCGTGCGGATCGCGGTCTTCTTCGACTCGCATGCCGCAAGGCCCTCAAGCAGCTTCTCGTAAATGATGCCCTCGGGCGAATCTGGTATCTGTTCAAGCGCCGAGACGAGCTTCACGCCGTGCTGGACAAGCTCGCGCTTGTATATGGGCGCGTCGTACTCCCCACGGCTGAAGCGATCCATCATGTACACAAGCACTATGTCGCTCTCACCCGCGTTGGCTACCATGCGCTGGAACTCGGGGCGGTCATCGGTACGACCGCTTATGGCATAGTCGCAGTATTCCGCCACGATGGCGTACCTCTCGCGCTGGCACCACTGGCGGCAGATGCGCAGCTGATCATCTATTGAGGCCTCGCGCTGCTTGTTGCATGAAAAGCGGGCGTATATCACCGCAGTTTTTGGCATAATTGGAAACGGCCTCCTTTCAGAGGTTCTTTAGGAAAGCCCCGCGGGCAGCGTTGCAGCGCTATGACCCCGTGGGGCTTCTTCTTTCCCTAACGGTAGAGCACGGTGAAGCAGTACATCATCGTGTCGTCGTTCCCAGTGTTGGCGCAAGTCGCCATCTTCACGTCGACTACCTGGCATCCGGCCTCTTGGACTCGCGCCAAGGCACCGTCCAAGCGTTCCGTTACCTTTTTCTCGAATTGCGTTGCAGTCGACAACGTGAACCGTCCGTTGACCTGGAACACGAGCGCGTGCAGCTTTCCGTCGTTGACGATGAAGTCCTCCGCGTCGCTCGCCATCTTTTTGGCCGCGCTTTTGTTGAACATTCCCATAGTTAGTCCTTTCCCTCGCGCTTGCTCTCGACCTCGTGCCAATACCACGTTCCCAGCAATTCATCGACAGAGCATCCGTAGAACTTGGCAAGCTTTATAAGCTTCGATCCATTGATCTCGCGCTGGCCGCTTTCCATCATCGAGTAAGCCGGTACGCCGATACCAAGCACTTCAGCCACTTCAGGCTGTTTCTTGCCATATTTAAGCCGCGTTTCTTTAAGACGTGTGCCCACCGTGTCCTCCTTACTCCATGTGCATATTGTACAAAAAACTTTACAGATAGTGAATTATCTGCTTGCAAAAAGTCTCATGTTCTTCTATATTCACTAATTGTGAAGTTCACAGATAGTGAAGTGGAGGTGCAAATGAACCCGATCGCAAGTGAACGCGTCCGCATTGGCCTTAGCCAGGAAGGGATTGCAAGCAAGCTTGACCTGAAGAGCCGAGCGACTATCGCCGCATATGAGAGCGGCGGTGAAATCCCCAGCTCAAAGCTTATTGCCATGACGCGCCTATTCCACTGCTCGGCAGATTATCTGCTCGGGCTTACGGAGAACAGGACGGTGGCGTAATGCCAGACGATTCAAAGCGACACCAAGGAGAGAAGCCCAAAACTGCCCGCGAAGTCGCTTTCGACACCATGTGTTCAACGATCAAGCAGGCGTACCGCGAATGGGAGAAAGGAGAGAAGAAGACGGCATGAGGCAATGGTCTACACGTGAACTTCGTTACCTCGAAGAGCACGCAGGCGAAGGTGCGGCGGCTATTGCCAAGGCCCTGGGGCGATCGGTTGATTCGGTCGAGTGGCAGGCGCGGAAGTGCGGCATCTCGCTGCGCAAGCGCAGGCAGTGCCCCCATTGCGGGCAGTGGACGTTTCGACCGCTCAACCGCATCAACGGCTGGTGCATCGAGTGCACGAAGGAGCTTCACATGGCAGACCTGGCAGAACAAGCGGAGGCCATGAAGGAAGAGGCCTCAAGGGAGATCAGGAACAACCGCACGCGCCAGTGCTTCTACAGCGCGAAAAGCCGGGCTAAGAAAAAGAAAAATAGCCACGGAAAAAGCCACGGTTAACCTGACCTGCGAAAACACCGAAAGGAGAACGGAAATGCAGACAAAAAAGAAAGCGAGCGCCCCCCGCTACCACACTTCGGGCACCCGCTACGTAGCCGCCTCGAAAGAGGCTGCGTCCATCATACCATTCGAGGGCAAGCGCCCGACGGCGCAGGAGCAGCTTGAGCGCTCGCAGTTCAAGGCGGGCGTCATGGTCGGCTTCCTCGCGGCCCTCATGATCTTCCTCGCCGTGCTCTGGCTCTGGGTCATCCCCACGATGGACCAGGCCGTTGCCGACGCCCAGCGAGCCGTGGGCAGCATGGCGGTGCTCAATGCGTAACGACGAGATATACCGCCCCAAGCCCCAGAGCAACCAGCTTGAGATCTTCGGCCTGGGCATGGCTGGCGAGCAGGACGTTGCCGAGGCCGAGAAGGCCATCAAGGACGCGTTCCGCGCGGCATACGGCGAGACCTTCGCCGACCACGACGGCCCGGTTGTGATGCGGATCTCGACCACCAGGCCGCTCGCGAAGAGCAACCCGAAGTACTGGGAGGGCCGCGCCGACCTCGGCAAGCCCGACTGGGACAACCTCGGCAAGCTCGCCTGCGACGCGCTCAACGGGATCGACTTCAAGGACGATTCGCAGGTCGACATGGGAGCCGTCACCAAGCGCCCGAGGTCGCCATACGGCACCAAACCACGCATAGACATCTACATCGAGTACTTCGTCGAGGAGTACGTAAATGAGAAGAAATGAACGCCAAATACTTCGAAGAGAACGGCTTTGAGGACTTCCACGGGACCAAGTTCCACAAAGCAGTGCTCGACCACGCCGCCTGCATCGCGAACAACCTCATGTTCGACGCCACGCATCCTGACAACAACGACGGCGAGACGGCGGCAAACGCCTACCACGTGATGATCGCGCTTTGCGAGGCCGGGCTTTCCAGGATCGACGAGAAGTGCGTCGCCAAGAGCCGCGAGTTCATCGCCGACAAGATCAAGCCCGTCAGCGAGGAAGAGATCGAGTTCGGTCGCGCGTTCCTTGCCGCCGTCCTCGGCATCAAATAGGAGGTAACGACATGATCAACGAAGCGACCATCCAGGCGCAGTTCAAGCAGGCCACCGTGAAGGGAAGCGTGGCGACCCTGCGATTCGAGATCCTGACCGACAACGCCGACGCCTTCCGCATCATCAAGCAGAGCGGCAAGACGGTTTTGCTCACCGTGGCCGAGCAGCAGCAGGCCATGGACTTCGACGACGAGACGGGCGAGATCTATGGCTAAGGAAACCGAACCGCAGCAGGTCGAGGCCGAGGTCATCGAAGCCGAGGCCACCACGCTTGAGGTCACGTACACCGAGGCCACCATCGCTTCGAACATGGACGCGTTGGAGGCCCACGTGAAAAAGGTCGTCGCCGACTACGAGGGCGCCACCTACGACCTCACGAGCGCCCAGGCCATCAAGGATGCCAAGCACGACCGCAGCTACCTCAACGGCATCAAGAAGGAGATCGACGAACGCCGCAAGGCCGTGAAGCGCGAGTACAACAAGCCGCTCGATGCATTCGAGAGACGCTGCAAGCAGATCACGGCCATCATCGACGAGTCAACCGACGCCATCAAGGCGCAGCTCGACGAGGCAGAGCAGATGCGCAAGGACGCGCTCTACTCGCGCCTACAGCAGCACTACGAGGAGTTCGCGGGGCTGCTCGCGCCGGTCGTCCCCTACGAGCGCCTGCATGAGCCGCAGTGGCTCAACAAGACCTTCGGCGAGATCAAGGCGCAGCAGGCGCTTGAGGCCAAGGTGTCCGACGTGGCCAGAGACTGGGAAACGCTCAAGGCCCAGCAGGAGGCGATGCCGCACTACGCCGACGCGGAGCGCGAGTTCTTCCGCACGCTCGACCTCGGAGCCGCCTTGAACGCGGCGCGTCTGGCCGACGAGGAAGACCAGCGAATCGCCGAGCTGAAGGCGGCCATGGCACCCGAGCCTGAGCCGGAGCCTGAACCTGAACCAGAGCCTGAGCCAGAGCCAATCGCAGCGCCCGAGCCTGAGCCGATGCCCGCGCCAGCGCCAATGCCCGCACCAATGCCGGCACCCATGCCGGCACCGGTCGCGGAGCCTTTGGAGGCGTGGACGGTCGAGGTGCCGAGCGCCACGCGATCGCAGATGCAGGCGCTCGCATCCCTGCTCAAGGCGCAGGGAATCACCGGAAGCATCCGCCGGGGCACGCCAGCCCAGGTGGCAGCGAGGATGGAGTAGACGATGGCAGAAGACAAGCACATGACGCTGGCCGAGGCCGTGGCCCAGGTGCAGCGATCCGTGGTGGTGCCCAAGGCACGCTACAACGCCCACGGCAACTTCTACTACCGCTCGATGGAGGACATCGTGGCGGCGCTCAAGGAGCCGTGCAAGGAGGCGGGAATCGCCTTCACGCTCAACGACAGCATCGAGCAAATCGGCGAGCGCTACTACGTCAAGGCCACGTGCCGCCTGTTCTTCGAGGACGGCCACGGCGATCCACTGGACGTTACGGCCTACGCCCGCGAGCCTTTGAGCCAGAAGGGAATGAACGAGGCACAGGTCACGGGCAGCGCATCCAGTTACGCCAGAAAGTACGCGCTTTGCGGCGCGTTCGACATCGACGGCACCTCAGACCCAGACACGCTCATGGGAACCGAGAAGCACGCCGAGAAGGAGCTGCCAGAGTTCGGCCAGTTCATCGCCAAGTGCAAGAGCTGCGGCACCTCCTACGTCTTCGAGAGCCGTCAGCAGTACGAGCAGTTCAAGGCCAACCCAGGGTGCTGCCCGTCCCCCGCGTGGCAGGTCGTGTAGGCCATGCAAGACCTCTACGCCGAGCGCATGCAGCTCTTCGACAGGCTCATGGACGAGCTTCAGGCGCTGCGCAACAGCGGAAGCCAGTACGCCGAGAACGAGGCCGAGTACCGCAAGGCGCTGCGCATCGCGATCCTTGAGGAGCGATCCAAGGGAACGCCCGTGACGGTGATAAGCGACCTCTGCCGAGGCCGGGAGGACATAGCCGAGCTGAAGCAGCGCAGGGACTGCTCCGAAGCGCTCTACAAGGCGAGCCAAGAGGCGATAAACGTGTACAAGCTCAAGATCCGAACCGTCGACGAGGACATAAAGCGCACCTGGTCCAACGGGACGGGCGAAGGGAGTTACTAAATGTCGATCAACAGAGTGAACATCAGCGGCAACTTGACCCGCGACCCCGAGCTGCGGGCTACCCAGGGCGGCATGCAGGTTCTGGGCTTTGGCGTGGCCGTCAACGACCGCCGCCGCAACCAGCAAACCGGCGAGTGGGAGGACTACCCGAACTTCGTGGACTGCACGATGTTCGGC